TTTTAGTAAAGTCCAAGCATTTGTTGACTACCAGCATTACTTCCATGATATATCTCGCGTATATTACGACCCAATTAGTGGGGAACCACTACCGCAACGGGTAGAATCCGAAGAATCAGAAAGGGAACAGAGAGATGAGTGGAGAAGGTGGGCATTAGATAATATATCTTAGGAGGTAACATGACAGACACAACCAACGAAGACTTGATATGGCTATTACAATGCTCAAGTATTGAACATAACCTGCCACTTTTTAAAGAAAGTTTAGGTGATGATTATGATAGCGAAATGTTTAGAGTTTATGGTACACTGTGGGACAACTACAAAAAAGAAATAGAGGCAGCAGCATGATTTATGAGTATCAAAACTTAACGAACGACATACTTATAGATAAGATAATTCAAAGAGCTGATGAATTAACGACTCAAAATGGTAATATAGTTGACGAGTTAACTTATAAAGAGCTTGAACAACAACTTAAAATGGAGGGTGCAGATAATGAAGAAAGGATATGACACAGAAGTAACCGGGAAAGAACTTTTATTCCTTGATGATATGTGGACTAAGTTATTTGCTTTTCATATTGGGACAGTTTGTCCTAATGACAGAGTGAAGCAGAAGTTTATTCATTTTTGTTTAGATGGGCGTGTTAATCAAGAAGAGTTATCTGAGGAATTTGTTTTTAAACAGTTGCCAAGCTTTATAAACTACTTAGCAGAGATATAGGGCTTGACACACCAACCCGCCTGTGTTAGTATGTCGGGGTTCGCTTAAACGAAAGGAGAAATAAAAATGGTAGTAGAAGGTATTGCAAACTGGGCTTCAATCACTCAACCAAATACTAAGTTTGAACCAAAGTATTGTATTGATGTAGTATTGGAAGATGGTAAAGCTGAAGAACTTAAAGAACTGGGCTTCACAATTAAATATAAGGAAGACGGACCAACCATTACTCTAACCCGTAAAGTTAACGGGCCTAAAGGGATGATTCGGGAAGCTCCTACGCTAGTGGATGCACAGAAAGTACCGTTAGATTGTTTAGTAGGTAACGGTTCTAAAGTTAAGGTGCAAGGACGCGCTTGGGAGATGAACCGTAATGGTCAGGACTTTAAAGGTCTGGAGTTACAGGCTGTGCAGGTACTCGACTTAGTTGATTATAAGCCTTTAGCAGCACCTGAGATAGGTGATGGAGATGAGTTGTTTCCCGAATTACAAAATGAAGAAGGGGAGGTGGATGAGATTTGAATCAGGAGACTATAAGCACCTATGAAAACGAGGGGGTAAAGTATGACGCCTCTAAGTTTAGTAACGAAGGTAAAACTTTCTTTAACTATATGGTAGAAATAAATCAGGAGGTAAATTCGTTAAAGCGGCGAACAGATATACTAAACGCCGCAAGTATTACCTTGAGTAGCAAACTCAGAGAGCTTCTTACCGACGATATGTTAGCACCCCTTGGGGCTACTGACGAGGTAGAAAATCCTGAACCTATCACTTCTTAACCGAGCTAACTAAAACTAATGACCTAAGCAAGTCTTGAAACTGCTTTTACTTTCTTTAAAAAGGAGAGATGAAATTGGCCTTTGTAAAAATACATCAACCTTGCCCCCTGTGCGGTTCAAGTGACGCAGCAAGTTTAAATGAGGATGGCAGCGCATATTGTTTCTCTTGTGATAAGAGAGTAAACGATTATCAAAACCTCATACATTTAAAAACAGAACCACCGTCAATTAATGATAACATTACAGAGTTTAAAATGCACAAAACAAATTCAGTAAACGAAATCGAAGGGAGCTTTGTGGAGCTGACTGACCGTGGTATTAGTTTAGCAACAGCTAAAAAGTATAACGTAAAAGCGGTAAAAAACACAAAAGGAGAAATAGCTAAACACTTTTATCCGTACTGCGTAGCCGCTGAAGTAACTAGTTATAAAGTAAGAGAGCCTGCTAAACATTTTTCGTGGCGCGGTAACTCAAAAGGTACTGGTCTTTTTGGACAGTCTATATTTAAAGATTCTGGAAAGTATATAACTCTTGTTGAAGGTGAGTGTGATGCGATGGCCGCTTATGAACTGCTAGGGTCTAAGTGGCCTGTAGTAAGTATTAAAAGTGGGGCGGCGGGCGCGGCCAGGGACATTAAAAATTCAATAGAGTTCCTTGAGGGTTACGAAAACATTATTATTAATTTTGATAATGATAAAATGGGGAGAGGTGCCGCTAAACAAGTAGCAATGCTCCTGACTCCGGGGAAGGCGAAGCTTCTGATACTTCCTGATGACTTTAAAGATGCTAACGAAATGCTTAGGGCAGGGCGTGGGCAGTCTTACTTAGATGCTTGGTGGAGTGCTAAACTCTACACGCCTAGTGGTGTGATAAATGTCACCGATTTTGTTAAAGATAAATACCATAACAGACCTAAGAAAGAATCAATACCCTATCCGTGGGAAGGATTAAATAAAAAGCTATATGGCTTACGCCAAGGAGAGCTTGTGTCTATAACAGGTGGCACAGGTCTGGGTAAAACGTCAGTCACTAGAGAGCTTGAGCACTGGCTTATAAAATCAACCAAGGACAACGTGGGTATCATTGCCTTAGAGGAAAACGAGTATCAAACAATTGATGGTCTGCTTTCTATTGAGGCTAATGCTAGATTGTACATTGATCAGATAAGAGATCAGTATTCTAGGGAGCAGATCGATAAGTATTTAAATGCACTTTACAATGGAGAGAATGAGAATAGGGTTTTTATCCATTCCCATTTCGGAACCAACGACGTAGAAGAAATATTCTCTAAGCTGCGCTACCTTATCGTCGGTATGGAATGTAAGTGGATAGTCTTTGATCACATATCAATGCTAGTTTCAGCTATATCAGGGGGTGATGAGCGGCGTACCATTGATAATGTTATGACTAGATTGAGAAGTCTCGTTGAAGAAACAGGAGTCGGGCTAATTCTGGTAAGTCATCTACGCCGCATCGAAGGTAACAGAGGCCATGAAAACGGAGTATCAGTAAGCTTGTCACACCTTCGAGGGTCGCAAAGTATTGCACAACTGTCTGATTGTGTGATAGCATTAGAGCGTGACCAACAATCTGATGACCCGAAAGAAGCTAACACGACACATATTCGAGTATTAAAATCTAGGTATACTGGCGACGTAGGGGTGGCAACACATTTAGTTTATGATAAAAACACAGGGAGGTTAAGCGAAATCCTTACTGACGACCAAGAGGTGCTACTATGAAATCTTTAGTGTTTGATATTGAAACGAACGGGCTACAGCCTACAAAAATATTCTGTTTATCTGTTTTAGATGTTGATACCAAGGAGCAGTTTGACTTTCCCCCAAGCGCGGTCGAAGAGGGTATAGAGCTTCTTGAAAGCGCTGACAAACTCATAGGTCATAACATAATTGGTTTCGACATACCAGTTGTTGAGCGGTTGGGCGGTGTTGATTTGATGAATAAAAAACTTATAGATACGCTTGTACTATCAAGATTATTTAATCCAATCAGGGCATCGCATGGTTTGAAAGCTTGGGGAAATACTCTTGGGTTTCCAAAAATAGAGTTTAGTGATTACGGTAGGTACTCTGAAGACATGATGAAGTACTGTGCTCAAGATGTATTTGTAAATTATAAAGTTTATCAAGCTTTAAAGGGCGAGAGTAAAGGCTTTACATCAGAGAGTGTGAACCTTGAGACTGAAACTTATAAGATAACCTGCGAGCAGCAAAACTATGGCATCGCATTAGATAAGAAGGCAACCCAGAGCTTACTAAAGTATTTTAAAGAGGAGCTTCTTGAGGCCGAAGACAAGGTGCATGAAACTTTCAAACCTAAAACAATCGAGAGACTTCTTAAACCTCAACGCACAGGCGTAGGAGCTTTGTCAAAACTTGGCCTCGACGAAGAAGGTAAGCAGACAAGGCTGACCGATAAAGAATATGGTTTATTTTCTAATGGCTCCACCGATGTCGTAAGGGAGTTGGAAGAACCTTTTAACTTAGGCTCGCGTCAACAGATAGGTGAGTATCTACAAGACTTTGGCTGGGAACCTAAACATTTTACACCCACCGGGCAACCTAAGATTGACGAGACAGTCTTAAGTACTGTTAAAGATATACCAGAGGCAGCTATCATTGCTCGGTACTTGATGCTACAGAAACGTATAGCCCAAGTAAAGTCTTGGTTATCATTTCTAAGACGCGATAGAGTTCATGGCGTAGTAATGTCTAATGGTACAATCACTGGGAGAATGACCCACCGCGACCCCAACTTAGCGCAGGTGCCTAATGTTAACTCACCCTACGGTAAGGAGTGCCGCGCTTGTTGGGTAGCACCGAGGGGGTATAAGTTAGTAGGCGTTGACGCGAGTGGTTTAGAACTGAGAATGCTTGCACACTACTTAAATGATAAGGAGTTTATAGATGACATACTCAACGGAGACATACACACAGCTAACCAAGCTCGGGCAGGACTTAAATCTCGAACTCAGGCTAAAACTTTCATCTATGCCTTCCTGTACGGAGCGGGAGATGCTAAAATTGGAAGTGTGGTTGGAGGAAGTAAATCAGAAGGTAAACGAATTAAGCAATCTTTTCTTGATAATTTCCCAACACTCAAGGCTCTTAGAAATCGAATTACGAGAGAGGCTAGAGAAAATAAATTTATCAAAGCGTTAGACGGTCGCAAGATATTTATACGCAGCGAGCACGCAGCATTAAATTCTTTGTTACAAGGCGCAGGGTCTATCGTAATGAAACGAGCCTTAATAATTTTAAATGATTCCCTGAAGTCTAGTAGTATTGATGCTCATGTAGTAGCTAACATTCACGATGAGTGGCAGGTAGAAACTTGGCATGAAGATGTGGATAAGCTTGGCGAGATAGCAGTAGATGCAATACGTCAAGCTGGAGATTACTATAA